TCGGTTGTGAAGCGAAGTTCATTCCAAGCGCGAAGAACAAAGCCGACTCGATCACCACCAATAGCACCAGTAGATACACCGCGAAAAGCTTGCAGTACGCTTTCTGGCATAACAGTTAAAGCACCTAAAGCGTTCAAAGCAGATGCATTCTTTGGATCAGTAAACAAAGAGCCGTTGCTGATTAGGTCACCATAATTAGCGCCGCCAAGTTCTGGACGATTAAGATAATTTTCTTTTGCAAGATCATCTGCTGCTATTCTTACCTCTGGAAGAGATCCATTTGCTTGCCCTGCTGTGATATTATAAAACAACCTTCCGCGTTCTTCTTGAGTTTTAATCTCAGTGTATAGCTTCCCCTTGGCAAGTATCTGTTCATTGATGGCTGTTCTTACAGAGGAATCATCTAAAGACTGAGACTGATGCTTTATGATTTCATCTAAGATTTCCATCTGCGGTGGCGCTAACGCTCCAGTGTCAACCCCATTACTATCAATATAGCTTTGCATTGCATCCATTTGCAAAACAGTTGGCATCTGTCCAGCAAACAGTTTTGGAACATGTGCAAGAGCAGCAGCGTTACTCAAACGCTTAAACAAAACCTCTTGCTTTTCCAAGCTAAGACCTGAACCTGCAACTGAGTCTTTAACTGAATTGACCTGAGCATCAATATCAGCGGAACTTAATCGACTAAGTTGAAGCGAACTGTTTCGAATCAACTTTTCCGCAGAAACATATGCTGCAGCTTGTGCTTGATCGTCTCTAAGTTTGCCTTCGTTTTGGATATGCTCTTCAGCAACTGAACTAAACGAATCAATAATTTTTGGATCGATGTTGGCTAGTTCAATGATTGCCGCAACGGCTTCCTGTCTTTCGGGCGGAGCTAAAGAAGCGTTCCCCTTATTGACAGCATTTGTTGCTGCTCTTGTCTGATCAGTATTCAAGCCAATTAAAACTCGATTTTGCAAACTAGAAACGGCAGCATCAAAATAAACAGTGGCTCTATTCTTTTCAGCACTAGCTTCTTCAGTGCGGCCAGTTCGTTCATATTCAGTAGCAAGTTCTATGCTATCAGCATAAGAATCTCTTGTAACATTAACGACAGTTGGGATCGGATAGTTGTAAGCGTTGTTTGAAATGATAGCTACAGAACTAATAGTATCTGAAGTTATCATTGACGCAGCAACAATGCCATTCGCCTTGTAAGCATTAGCCTGCTCATCCTCTTTTATCTTAAGAAATTTACCAACATCTCCAACAGAATCCTCTGAAAACTTTTCAATAGTTTTTCTATCTTCATAGCCAAGAGTTGACATAATAACTTGAAGCGAAGGATCTGTAATTAAAGAAGGATCTCCAGAAGCAATAGAAGCATTGAGAAGATTGGCTTGAGTAGAGGAAGGCAACTGACGAGATAAAAACTCAACTTGGCCAAGGGCTAAAGCCATAACTTTATCTCGGCCAAGTAAAGCAACTTGTTCTGGAGTAAACAGTTCTGCCTTAGCTGCATCATCAATGGCAACATCAACCGCTGCGTTGATCGTCGATACAGGAGTAGGTTCTGATGAAAGTGCAGACGCAGCACCAGAAGAAGCAACAAGACTGCGCAAGGCATCATTGCCCGCAGCGATACTAGCGCCTTGTGCATTGGCAGCAGCAGAACGCTCGCGATTGATCTGATCAATGGCCATCGCAGTGCGTGTAGCATTTAGATAGCTTGTACCAACATCCTGAATGTAAGTTTGGAATTGGCCTTCAGCATTAACAGTCATTGCGCCAATGTATTCAGACATGGCTGCAGTGTATCGATCAACAGAACCATCGTATGTAGCCGCAAGTTCTTTTGCCTTCAGTCGAAGTTCTTCCTCAACAGAAGACTGAAAGCGGGTTAGAATCACACGCTGGTACGCATCCTGCGCAATTGTTCCAAACCCCTTTGGAGTTTCATAAGCCTTTGGCGCGCCCGTTGCAGGATCAATGGCAAGTATTGTTTCACGGGAAGCAGACGAGCCTTGCTCAACACCAAACTGCTCAGCCTTCTTAGCGCCCTCACGAAAGAACCGCTCAGCCATGTTATCTGCCGCAGAAGATACCGCCTGCGCAATGGCTTGAGATCCATTGCTGCTTGGGACTGGGCTAGATACTCTAGCAACCCCAATAGCGCCAATTGAGTATTTGCGATCTTCACGAATTACGGGCATTGATTAAGCCTTATTGAAAGGAATAAGTAGGTCGAGGCGGAGGCGGAGAAGTTGCCCTTGATACAAGGGTGGGCCTAGAGACGGGTGTAGCAATCTGATTATATTGATACAAGCCACCAGCAACAGTAGAGAATGCGCCAATCATAGACGATATAGCTTGAGCCTGACCCTCTGCCCTGATAGCAGCAGCGCGCTGAACGCCTTCAGCAGTAGCAGATAGAGACTCAGCTTGTAGCTTTCGAGAGTTAAGATCAGCCATTGTTGCAACGCGCTTAATATCTTCTCCAGCAATCTCTTTCTGCTTCTGCAAGAAGTTAGCCACAGAACGATCTTGCCCGCCAACATCACGGCCAGAAGCAGCGAATGAAGCAATGTTAGACGAAAGATTTTGTCGATACATTTCCAAGCGGTCATTGCTGGTTTGAGAAGCTTCGGCCATATAGAGTTGACGTTCTGTTTCAATATTGAAACCATTCAGCCGACCTTGAAACTCTGTCTGCCAAGAGTCGAAGGCCGCAGTTTTTGATGCACCAATGCCGCCAGCAATTTGAGCGCCAGCAGAGACAGCCGTTGCAGCAAGCATAAGAAACTGGATCATTAGATTATCAACTCCGCAATAAGGCCGTTAACTTGAAGCGGCAGTGGATGGGCTTGAGTGATTGTAATCTGAGGATCGCGACCATACCCATTAAGTCGAAACTCCTTCTTGCCAGTGAATGAAGCCGTGGTGACAAGTGGGCGACCATTGACGCTTACAGAACGACAGTCAAGAAGATCAAGAACGGCAGCAGACACTGACCGAATGTCACCAGTGACAGGGCCAGTAGGAACGTCTGCATCGATTGGATTAGTCTTCACTTCAATGTTAAATGGAGTTCCAATATAGAATGTCGAGTAACCAGTGAATGAAGCAACACTAACAGACGCACTCGCAACAACCGCAGTGCCAAGATAATCCTGCTCACCACTTGCTGTTGATACTCCAATGATATGAACTGTAGCCCCATTGGGAAAAATGTTTGTCATGCTGATTGTAGGCCCAGCGCCAGATGTATAATTGTCTAAGCCAACGCTGCCAGTAAACTCGCAGAGTTGAAGAAAAGCGCCAGACCAAACAGTCCCAAACAGTCTGTCATTAATGCCAACCACACTTCCAAACTCTCCAAGGCTAGACTCCCACTTAACCCAACCAGCCCTTTTTTCAGAGCGGTTAGATCCAAAGACGGAAATAAAACCAGAGTCATTAACAACAATTGCATAGGACTCAGCCTCACCGAAGGCTCCATGAACAATGTCCATGTCGATAGGGCTGTCCAAAAGATGAGACGCTACAGTGGAAACTGCAGTTGCAGCATACGCATCTTCAGCATCTGTATAAAGATACTCGCGCATTACATTGCCGCCCGTTTGAATAAACAAAGTGCCGCCATCAAATGTATGAGGCGGGACAAACTCAGATCCATAAGGGGTTTGCTTTTTGATCTGAGCATTGGTCGGTGTAATTGTTTGGTTCAAAAATGCTGGGATATAGAACTCAGATGAGTCAGTGAAGACCTGTAAATCACGACTAGAAACAAGATAACGAATTTCGTTTACGTCCCCAGTTGCTGCTACAATATCAAACGAATCTGAATCAGTAGCATCCCCTATATCGAAGTTAAAGTATTCACCGATTTGGCTAAACCAAATTGTATCTGGCTGATCGATTGTCCCGCCAAAAACAAGTCGGCTCTCATGGAACGTAACCGCAGCAGGATAGCCACGGCGAGCGGAAAACACTTGTTCACTCCACTGATCGGTGGGCGCATGAGTAACGATCTTGACTAATCCACCGCCATCTTCAGATGAGTTTGCAGAAGCCCCAGCGGTAATCGTATAAGTGTTGGCATCAATGATCGTGCCAATACTTCTATTGCCATTAATCTGGTTTGCGTTAATGCCGCCAACAGCAGACGCATCTTCAACCGTGATTGATTCGCCCCCAGCAAAGCCATGATTAATGTGCGTCACCTCAACTGTAGTCGAACCATCAGAGGTGCGCAGGGGATTGAGGATAGTAAGCCGCTGCCGAAGAGTCCCGACAATATTACCAGTTGCTTGAGTTGAAGACTGAACACTTGTGATAGTGATTTCTGTATCAACATAACGAAGCGTTACACCAACGTGAAGAGAACTTAGATAATTGCCAGCAGTTACAGTGCCAGTGGTATCAAAATAAGCAACGCTTGTCGCAAGGGTTATGCCCGATCCAGTGCTGGCCGAAGGATTTAGAGTAACAGAAGACCGATGGAATGCAGCATATGGTTGATAGATTTGTTTATTGTCCGCCCGAACGTCGAAAGTATAAGGGGTGATTTCAAAGCTAGTTAATCCAGTTCGGATTAGCATCCTTGGCATAAACAAAGGATGGCAGATAAACATAACATCGCCATACTGAGCAACAGTATATTGATGTAAGTAATCATCATCGAATGGAAGCGCGCTTGCGTTTGTGTCCTGCGTTAGCGTTGACACGAGAGTAACAGTTGATCCAGAGATGCGAAAGCATCTGACCTGCGCATTCTCAATCGAAATAATGTATTGCTCGTCTTCAGAGAAAACAAACTGAACAAGATGAGACTGAAATGTCTTAGTATCATCCTTTGTGATTCCAGACAGTCGAGCATGAAACTTCATACCGCGCCGCTTTAGAACAGCGCCTTCAGCCGTAATCACCATGTTCTTCAAGCTTTGGACTGATGAATTGTAGATTGGACTATCAGTCCGCATCATTGCAGAACGGCTTACTTCACCATATTGGAAGCTGTTAATAGGGACTCTGATCTTCCGCATTAGCTGCGCCTTTGTGCAATGAACCTCGACGTATTAAGCTTGCGAGTGGTCTGTTGCTGAGAATCAAGACGGCGCGCTTGCATCATGTACATACTAGCTTTCTGCTCCATTAGTGAAGCAAGAGAAGCATCTCTAGCAACTGAAGTGGATAGAATCGCAGCCATAGAAAACTCCACAGCAATCGTAAAGTAAGAGGGCCAGTTTGATTCAAGAGCGCGGAAGATAAAGTCAGCGATCACAACATCATCAGGGACAGCATTGCAGTAAGCCTTGTCGCCATAGATGTCATATTCAATTGGAAAGTCGTTTACAGTAATTGCATTCAGCATCAGCATTGTTGCGGGAAGCTGATAGGCAGCATCAAAGCGACCAGTTGGATCAGTAGCAATTCGGTTTAGGACTGATTGATTCGTTGCAAAACGCCAGCGAGTATTCGTCAAGCAAGCCCGCGCAATGTCTTCATACATTGCATCGCATACATCAGACTCAACAGTTCCGTCCGAAAAGGATGAAATAAGTGAACCGCCCATTAGGACGGAGGCGCGAGAACAAATCTTGATTGCTGTATTTGCGGGCATATTGGGTTAGGGGGGCCGAAACCCCCCTCTCCTTTCTTAGTCAGTGTCAGTGCTGGTGATGGCAACGCCATCAACAATATCAACAACTGTGCCAGAGTTGGCGTTAACATAAGTGTGGCCCACAACAGGAGTGCCGCCAGTAGAGGTTACAGTGATGATAACATCGTTAAGGCCAAGCATATTTGCGGCAGAATCAAAGTAACTAACTGTGTTGACAGTAGCGATAGAATCAGCCGTGGAGTAGTGCCACAGGGAAACGCCCGAAGCACCAGCAAGGCGAGTTAGAGAAGCGGGAGTAAAAGCCATTTCTATTTCTCCTTAGTTGTTGTCGAGAAGTTCGTAGATACCATTGCTATCGATAGCAATAGCACCCATTGACATCATCGAAGTTGCAAGGTGCGAGACCTTCTCAGCCACATAGTTTATTTCAGTGCTAACATCGGCGTTGATGCCAAGGCCAACAGCAGAGGTGTGATAGCCAAAGTTCTTGCCAGCAGTAACCGCCGAAGTTGAGAAGATCTTGAAGCCCAAGAACTCTTTCATCGTCATGCCGCCAGCGTATGGCAGATTCTGTGGGCCAACATAGTCCGAGGAAGCAAACTCGGTGATGTTGAACAGATCTGCAAAACCCTTGGGGTGCATAGCAATGTAACGCTGTCCATCTTCAGGAACATCATTAGTTCCAAAAAGTTCGAACAGGGTCAACATATCGGCCTTTTCAACAGCAGCGGCAGACGAGTTGACTTGCGTTGCGTTTGCGCCAGCGTCCATAGCTGTGATCAAAAGTTCGTCGGTCTTACGACCTAGGGCAGCAGCAGCCGACTGAGCCACAGCTTGACGCTCGTTGATGTTGATCTTCAGTTCGTCCAGCTTGTCGATGTATTCAGCTGCATAGTAGTCAGCCATCGTTGCTTCAACGTAGGTGTGAGCCAACTCCATCGGAGCCACGTTACCATTGCGGGATTTGGTCGTTGCGGAACCCGCACCGATCTTTTGGAATCGAGTAGAAGAACCATTTACATTGGACGTGCGGACAGTGTTCCGTAGCTTGGAACCCATGCGCTGATACGCCATGTGAACATCGGTTTCGAATTGCTTAATAAAAGCTTGGTCAATTGTGTTTGACATTTTCAAGGTCCATATGAGATTGCTGTTGGACGGGTGTCCGCCTTCTCACTTCTTCGAGGGTGTCCTTGCGGGCCTCTCAGTGCAGCACGGGCCGTGATAAAGAACCATCACCATATTTTGTATCGTTGTCGCAACGCACAAAGTGCAAACATGATTGTTTATTCTTTGAATCATACGCAATATCTGTTGGAAGGAATCCTAAATGCAACAGCCATTGATGAACCATGTGATTCTCAGACCAAACTGTAGATCGAAGTTCTTCATGAAATCCATGATAGAAGTGCATTAACTTCATTGATGCCCTAGCAAAGCTGATCCAATGTCTTCGCAAGTCCTTGCTAAATACCGCCCAAACCAACGCATGATCGGCAAAGATAGCCGCGCCAGTGATTGCTACTGGGCGACCATCCTTCAAGACAGTAAAGGCAAACGGATCATTAACAACATTGATGAGGGCATCAGTCAGGGAAACATTGTAGAACTCCCTAAACTCCCTTTCACTTTCGGGACTGATGTTATCCACAAATGGTTTGATGTGAGATTCTTCAAGATCGACAAGTGTTAGGCCACGTTCTTGAATATGAATCTCACCCATAAAGCTTTTTGAACCCCGCATCAATTTTCTTTACAAAATCAGGATCGCGCTTGGCCGCATTCCAGTACCGCTCGTCGCGCATCATTTCCCTAAGATCTGCCTCTGTTGATCCGCCAGAAGAATTTGCTTGAGTAGCAAACGAACCATCTTTCATAGATTCCATAATGACTTCCAAAGCCATGATGCCTTCTGCGCTTTCGCAAAGACGCTCAATTGCAGGGAGGGTCTTCTCTGGAAAGAACTTTATAGCAAACATCGATGCAGCATCAATGCGTTGATTAGCGCCATCGCCAAGCTTAACCCGTTCAGCATCAAGGTCTGGGCCTTGTGGCATAGAGTTTTTGTAAATCTCAATGCCCTTTGCAAACTCGTCTTGAGAGTAACCATTTTCAAAGGAGTGATCTGCCCACCACTTCAGAAGATCGCTGTTTACAGATTCTTCTGAATCTACAAAGTCTGGTAATTGATATTCGCCAGAAGATGCTGGCCGATCATTGAATGCTTCGGCTTGAAGTTCTTCAATGATCTTCTTACGATAGTCATCTTCTTTGTTTCCTAGTTTACTTTCCAATTCCTTGTAGGCTTTGGCAAGTTCTTCTGGAGACTTGTATTTCTCAGGAAGCCATTCTGGCCGCTGAGAAGAATCAGTAGATTGAGTTGTTACATCAGGTGTAGATGCTGGTGCAGTTGCTGTCTGAGTGGTTGGCTCAGAAGCACTTTGACCTAGAAGAGATTCGTTCATTGTTTGCTCCTATGCGCGTGTGAGATACGGCGTTCAATAAGGCCAACGAGATACCGCTGCCCTTCAATGTGACGTAATTCTTCAGTGCTAATGTTTGGCCCACATACCGATTCAATGGTAATGGATCGAAGATAGCGCAAGGTTTCCTTTCCTGCTGGAGAGGAAAACACTTCGGCCATATGCGCGCTAACTTGTTTGTCTTCCGCTTGATCTCGCGGAATACCGTCAATCCCAATGTTAATCCTAGACTGGTTGACCGCCAACTTGCGCTCCCATTTGCTGTTGCTGTTGCTGCTGTTGCGCCATTTGCTGCGCTATTGCAGCTATTTGTTTACGCTGATCTGCACTGCGAATCAAGCTGTCTGGAACGCCAAACTTCTTAGCTAAGTGAATTGCTGTTGCTTCTGAATCGATCAAAAGCTGAAGCATCTCTGGGCCAAAGGTTCCACCAACAAGTTGCAGGTAGCGTGCAACACTTGAGATGTCTTGAGTTGCTTGGGCTTGGGCAAGCGGAGAGATAGACCTAACCTTTACTTCACGACCATTTACTGTTGGCACTTCAATACGACCCTGCTTCTTCAAGATATAGATCACACGCTGAAGAACTGGCTGAACTAATTCTGCCTGAAGACGGCCAAATGCAGACCCAATACGACGAGACAGATCGGCCATACGCTCAGCCACTTCAGTTGCTGTGGCTGGGGTCTTGTCTGGGTTCCCAAGCATATCATTGTAAAGCGCCCGCTTAATGTTAAGCCGCATATCGCTTAAGATAAGTTGAGCAACATCAAAGCGACCAGCAGCATTGATCGGCTGCAAGCCTTGGCTTCCCATTGCTTTGGGGATGATAGTTCCAGGCACTAAGCGAATAGTGTCTGGGTTAATCACACCATCATCTTCCATCTGATAGATGCCACTGATAGACATCTGCGCGTTCTCAAGCACAAGTTCTATGGTTAGGTTAGTAGTCTTGATGGCAGACAGCGCGTTTAAAAGTGGGCCGCGACCATAGACTTCCCCAGCGCACTTTGACCAGCGAAAGCAAATAAATGGGTTAGACCCCACGCCCTTCATCTGTTTCTTGTAAAGAACAGTTTCAGTCTCCATGCAGATTGCATAGTGATAGTAGCCTTCTTCATTGATAAGTTCGTAATCACGACAAACCACTTCCAAAACAGTTGTGGTATCATCTCCATTCATGCGCCGATTAACCTTGTCATCAAAGGTTCCTCTTGGATACAGGATCTTTAAATCAGTAAATCGAATCTTCTTTCTCTCGCGAAACACATGATCGATGCGATCATCTGGCCCAGTATCAAGAACAACATGAGGCAACGGGATCGCTGAGAAGACCACAGGATTAAGGGCATTGCCTTCTTCAACAGCAAGAACGCCAGTGCCAACCGCTAGATCCATGAATGATTCGTGGACTTCTTGATTGAAGTTAGAAGACTGAAGTATCTCAAAGACATACTCAGTAACCTCATCAAGATCTTTATCTACGGCCTCACGCTGATCTTTGGGAACCTCACTGCCAGAAACAAGATCGGCCCAACGAGCAAAGTTTGGAACAAGCCCGCTCTGAAGTCGGCTGGCAAACTCCTGAACCCCAACGACAGCAGTCTCATCAAAGATCTTATCGTCTCGACGCTGGCCCGCTTCTTCATAGTAAAATGATTCGCGCTGAGGCAAGGCATATTCATAGCACTCTTCAAACAGGGGAACCCAGTTCTCCCGAAAAGCCTTAGCCTTGATATATCGCTCAAGATACTTCTTTGCCAATGGGTCTTTCATTATGAGAACCTACCTAAGAAGCCGCCGCCAGATGCAGAGAATAAAGAACGGCGGCCCGTTCCGCCCTGCATACCGCGACGAACATCTGTTGCGCTAATTGCTTCTGAAATATCTTCAGCCTTAGCTTCAGCGCGACGATCAGCTTCTTCACGGGCTGCGGCTTCAGCAGCCGCTCGCTGTTGTGCCGATAGATTTGCTTGTTGCTCTTGCGATTTCTTAGCTGCCTTTTTTTCGGCGGCACTTGGACCAAAGCACATAATGACCTCCTATGTTATCCCATTGGATAAACGCTAATGACAACGTGCATCAATGCACAAACTACATTCTAGACCATAGACCTTGACGGCGCTTCTGCTTTTCATGCCGTTCGAATACATTAAACTCGCTCTTAGCAACAGTTACTTGTGCTGGCTTTTGAGAGTTCATCAATGCACGGCCCTCGCCAGCGCCAAGAAAAAGATACTGCAATGCGTCATGGACGTGACTATACATGTTCTTATCTGGCTTGTCAGAGTATCTCTCGCCAGAAACTTCCATGCGTTTGTAAGAGTATCCCGTCTCAAAACCTTTAATCAGAGTTGAGCATCGCCTATCAATGAGGAATGCAGGCTTGCCTTCAATCATCTTGGTAAGCTGAGAAGACACAGCTTCAATCCGCAGATCTGGAGAGTTAGACGGCGCAGGGAATGCACGAAGGCCAGCGCCACGAAGGATGTGAAACGGGGTTGATTCATCGGTCTGCGCCCTGAAGTCGCCAGCGGGATCGCCATAGATAATTACTTCGCTTGCCGCAGGGAAACGAATTGCCAGTTCATTTCTAAGCACTTCAGCAAATCGAACAATGCCCATATCGATGGCAACAATCTCTGACTGAATCAACCACCGACCGCGAACCTTTTGGGCTATCGCGGCGGCAGGAGTCAAGCCAAAGTCCAAGCCAACATAAACAGGAAGGCCAGCCGCAATTGGTATCTCTTCCTTTGCGATGTGGATGTCAGGCGCAAACATAGAATACACTGGCTTTCCATCCTGAATAGATCCAAGTCGATTCATAACATAGACATCAATCCAACTCTTGGTCTTACCTTGAATCAAGTTAGAATAATAACTCTTCATCATATTCTTGCTGTTTTCAGCCAAGGTATTTGCAACGTAAGAATCAATAGACCCTTCCTCGTTCTTCACCTCAAGCATAGCAGAAGGTTGTGTGAAGAAGCGCCAGTTGGTTGGCTTGACCAACATTTTGGCTTGTTCCTTCGGAATGTGATCTGGAATAGGAACCTCTCCAGACATAATCGGCCACCAGTGATCTTCCTCTGGAGCGTTAGTATCAGCAATAACTCCTGTCCAAGATGGCCCGCCATCGCGCATGGAAGGGTAACGACCAACGCGCATAGTGCAGGCATCAATGATGCTCTTCGGAATCTCGCGCGCTTCGTTAATCCATATACCAGTAAGTTCCAACGACAGTAGCTTCTTAACATCTTCAGGTCGATCCAATGCTAGGAACATAACCTCAAGATCAATGTCGCCCTTCTTGATGTGGTGGGTATAGGGAACCGACCAGATAAACTTTCCCCACTCATGCTCAGGAAACCAATCGAGCCAAGTCTTAATCGTCGTTGTTCTCAACTGAGGATTGGTGTTTCGGATGATAGCCCATCGACTCTTGCGGATTCCATCAGCCCCCTTTTCTTGAAGAAGAGCGCGACGAAAGACTTCAATGCAACAGCCCGCTGACTTGCCAGATCCAACTGGCCCGCGAATCCCTCTGAAGAATGTATCATCCTTCATAAAGGCTTTCAAAGTCTCGCCATCAGGCTTATACTTGAAGTCGATCATCGCAAGCCTTTGTCCACACCAAAGCGGATCATCCTCTCAGCAATCTCTGGGCCAAGACTCTCAATCAACTTGTCGCACTCAATGTTCGTAGCAAAGTCTTGAGGCACATGAACAAGATGAACCTTCCTCACGATGCCGCGAAGAAGATTCAAATCTTGCTCTGCTAGGGAAGAAAGAAAACTCATTTTCCCTTTGGCTTTGGTTTCTTTGGCATTGGGATTGGTTTCTTTGGCATTGGAGTTACCTTCATGCCACCCTTAGCGCCTTTTTTCATGTCATACATCTCGATACTTCCTTACCTTGTTTGCGATTGATTTGAGTTGCTTATTTATCAACACTAACTATATCTCATCAAAAGAGTTCATTGTACTTTTCCATTGCTGCGGCAAGACCGCTCATACCGCCGCCCCCGCCTCGAAGGATGGGAGCTTTGAACAAAGTCTTAGGAAAAGGCGAACCTTTGCTTACTTTTTCCGTTGCTTCCGACACAAACAGATAATTCGTTCTAGCAACCTGTTCTCGTTGGCGCGATGACTCTAACTGTTTGGCTGTTATATTCTTTCCTTCTTGAAGCGCTTGCTCTCGAAGCATTTTGGTTTCTAAAGATTGCCCTTGTTTTGAAAATCGTCGAAGAAGCATAAGCGCCATTTTATTTTTTGGAGAATTTACTCCTGACTTTTCACCCATTCTAGAATACATATTTTCTTGAGCGCGTAGTTGGTTTTCTATATCAGCCATCTCGGTACTTCCTTACCTTGTTTGCGATTGACTTGGGTTGCTTACTCACTTGTTTGCCAGCCTTAGTCGCTGCCTTCTTGGCCGCGCTGGTTCTAGCATACTCTTCAGAGCTTAACGCCTGAATGGCTTTCTTAGGAAGATATCTTTCTCCAGTAGCGTCCTTGCCTTGCGTAGAAGGTTTGCCACTCTTCGTGGTCCACTCCTGCTTAGTCCACTCGACTAAAGACTTCTGGGGCTTTTTCATTTCTTTGCCTTTGGAGGTGTGTGGGTAAGCTTCTTGCTGCTGGCAGTATGAGTTGCACCCGTCATCACTTCTTTGCCTGACTTGTGAACTGGGCCAGTGTACAGCTTTCCATTTGCTAAGTAATGCTTAGAAGTCTTGCTCATGATGTGTATCCCCCGCCTTTAGCCTTATACTCTTTTGCCAGCATCTGCGCCTTGCGCGCGCTCCACTGACCAGAGCCGCCGCCCTTATCGCCAGCCTTGATCCGCTTGAACAAAGTCTTGCGCATCTCAGGCTTAGTATAATTCCCAGCTTCATTCACCTTCGACTTCATGATCTACCCATCGTGAAAGGCATCAGCAAACTGCGAGCCTGAGTCGTTGTGCGATTCGCATACACTGGCATGTCACGCGCAACAGGAGTCCCAGTAGGAAGCTCCTTCAGCGGACCAAAGTCCTGCTTCTCATACTTAATCGGAACTGGAGGAATCACTGGAGTACTAAAGCACATCTGATCAATCCTTCTTCGCTTTCAATCTACGACTAATCGCGCGAGCCTTGGCCCTAGCATCCTCTTTACTACTTGCACCCCATACCTTCAGGCTGAGAAGAAGACGAGTGGGCTTCCCCTTCTCATCACGCTCAGGCCCAGCCATGTTCCCCATTCGAGCCAAGAAACTAGCCCGTCTCGGATTGTCCCCCGACTTCACTGGAGCCTGCAAGTTGCCCCCCGTCTCCTGATTGTAACTCGCCCTTCCTGCGGCGTTTAACCCGCCGCTTGGGTTCTTCCCCGCCTTCCGCTGCCACGCTGGACTCTTCGCCATGTCTCATCCCCACCTTAGCCTTAGAACTGTCACCAAAAGGCTGAACCTCTGGAACCTTACCGCCAAACCGACCAGCCATCATTACCGCAACCTTCATATCACATTCCTTTTAATAGCGAACCTTTTTGAAGAAAAATACGAGTGGTAGACTATTACAGCAACTATCATGTCCAGTTTTGCCCCCACCCCCCATGCCTGATCAAGCCAGCCTGAGTGAACGGCTAGAATAATTAACCGAGGTCTATGTGAACTCGTATGTCACCAGCTACTTGTACCTGCGCTCTGTCGATAGGCTTGAACCCAGCACGATCCAAGATATCCTTAGCCGCTTCGAGCTGAACGTACTCACTCTTGGCCCCGCTTGCGAGCCTCATAACCTTGGACGCGGCGAACGCAGCATTGGTTCCTAACGACTCTGCTATCCGTTGCATCATATACTGCTGCACATGAGGTAGCTTCAGTGTCTTGCTTGCTGTGACGTATCCAGATTTCCCTTCAGCGTATCCTGCTTCTTTGGCAGCGGCTGACGTATTCAGTCCTTCTGCTACCATGACATCAACCAGAGCCATCTGTCTTGTGGTTAACTTACGCTTCTCTGGCAGAATACTCATCTATGAAGCCCCCCCTGTATCCCCCCCATTAAGTATCACCTGATTTGTATGTCAACTCACAAGATCGATTGTTACAGACAAAGTGATTGGGGCCATCCCGCCCTTGGTTATACCTGTCTTTATTGCTCAGCGTCTGTTGGGGGCGGGACCGCGCTGCTCATGAACGGAGACCCTATAGTGCGGGTCTCCGCCCTTACGGGTGAGCATCCCTTGTCCAAGAGGGATACACCTTGCAACATCGCGATGCTTCACCTGATCCGCAGTCACTTTCCTTAAAGGGAAAGCTGACTCAGCGAATCAGGCTCGCCGTCCGCACATGTGACAACCACGCCGCTGGCCCAAGTGCTTAGCGGCGTCTCAGCTTCGAAACATTGCGTTACCTGCCTGAAAGAGAATTGCCAAGACTTGCGGGCCGTTGCGGTATAACCCCCCAGCGTGCGCCGCCCAAGAGCGGCGCGCTGGGTAGGTTATGTCCTCACTACTACTGGGGTACTCACACACACAAACCCCCGTGCGGATTGTCCCTCTGGGAGTCCCTAAATTACTTGCATCGTCAAGGATCGTAGCTTTTTTCAGAGGATCGAGCGTCAGCTTATTACTGATCTATATCAGTTTGCCTCTGAAAAAACCAACGCCCAGCGGAGCTGGCTGCTTCGCAGTCCTTGACCATTCCCTCGCGATGCTCGGTGCGAAGTAATTTAAGTAGCCATAGGACATCGCACGGAGTTTGTCTGCGCGAATAGAACAGGAGAAATAGAATGACATACGAAATTATCGTTACAATTTTAGTAGCTGTATCAATTGCTTGCGTCAGTGCGGGCGTCACTTGCTTCATCATAGCACTACACATGAGACTGGAATCATGGCTGCACAAAGAATGACTCGTCTGTCGATAACCTGCCTGACAGTCAAGGGTGCGCTTCGCCGCTACGCGCCCTTGACAGTCATTCAGAACATCGACTGCTGACTGAGATATAAACTAGAAACTATGCAAACATCACAATGGAGAAACACAATGGATAACTTGATCAATATCGACCTGAACAACTCTTACACTGGTAAGGATGACATCACTCTGACTCAGGCGCTATGCCGTATCGCAGCAGAGTTCTATGATCCAAGCATGGTGCTGGACAAAGACAGCGGGAAGTATAACGAGCGCAATGCAATGAGCTGGTCGCAGAAATTGGTGCTTCAGAGCATCGGTAACGCAGCGTATCGTCAGCTTAATGACACATCGACTGGTAAGGATGGTCGCCCTCGGGGCCTTGCACATCAGCTTGATCGCGCAACATCTTACGCAAGATCTTTGGCCCTGCGTGTATCGGATACTGAGATCGATCTAGAGGCACTTAATCGTGCAGCAGATTGGATCGAGCGTCTAGAGGCGGAGGTTAGCGCCTTGCAAACGATGGTCTGGACAGCGGGCGCAGTATATGAGGCGGCAACGGGTGAGGATTTCAAACCTTATGCGCCTTGGGAAACCGCAGTGCAGAAGAAAGCACCGATGCAGTCGAGCGCCAATGCTGATGCAGTGATGACTCGATTGGCACGGCTGGGCATTACGACTAACGTTGATGTCCAGATGAACACGTTCGGTGTTGAGACTAACGAGCGGGACGTAGCATAGCGAGATCAGGGGGGCCGAAAGGTTCCCCTTTTTTTATGCTTCGAGAATATGACTCAAGCAAACAGCGGCCTCAAGGAAGGGCGCGAGCGGTTTCTTACTGTAACGCCGCGCTCGCCGCAGCCAAACATTACGTCAATGAAACAAAATGAAATGAAAGGATGGATCAAAATGAATCCAATCTTCAATGCGAAGAAAGTACTTCCGTATCATCCTGACTATGGGATGCCAGAGTCAGTAAGATCTGAGGCAATTCTTTTGTCGATCAAATATGGCACTCGCCATGCGGCAAGCTTGTTGCACCTTGGTGAATCAACCATCCACAAATGGCGCAAAGATTGCGGCCTTAACACAACGGAGAAGAAGAATGTTTGATCTAGTGCGCAACAGCTATGAGTTTCCTGTAGAAACTCAACCAATCTTTGACAAGCTGGGCAACGAAATCCCAGATCAGAAGTGCGTGATCCGCACTGATACCAACGCTGTGCTTGGCGTGCATGGCAGCCGCTATCAAATCATCAAGCATGATGATGTGGTATCGTCCTTGATAGATGCAGTGAAGGCATCGAACATCAGCCGTGACTACACAACCAACTTCAGCGTCATCGAAGATGGTCGCAAATTGCGCGGCGAGATCTTGTTCAACGATCTCACTGTCGAGCCAAAGATTGGCGACTACGTTAAGTTCCGCATCAGCTTTTTTAATAGTTATGATGGTAGCTGGGCATTCAGTCAATCGGCTGATGGCCTGCGCTTGTGGTGCTTGAATGGTTGCACGACTGCAAACAAAACTGCATCGTCTAAGTTCAAGCACACGCAGTCTGTCAACATCGAAGGCAGCGCTGCAAAGATGATCTTTGGTTTGGAAACCTTCATGAATCAGCCGCACATCTGGCGTGATTGGATGGCATCATCTGTGACTGATGACATGGCTGAGACTTTCTTCAAGGCAACGATTGCCAAGTCGTTTACCAATCAGCTTCAGCATCAGAAGACCAATGAAAAGCAATTGGAAAAGTTGCTTTCGATTTGGAGCGATGAAGCCAACAGCTTGGGCGGCAACAAGTGGGCGCTGTACAACGCAATGACCTACTGGTCTAGCCATACCAAAGAACTGAAGAACCCTGAAGTTACTCGTCGCAATCGCGAAGATGCAATTTCAAAAGCAATGCAACACAAACTATGGGAGGAAATCGCATGAGCGATATCAATATGCACGGCGTGTGCGAGATTAGTTCCAACATCGCAAAGTACGATGGCTTTATGGTCCACAGCTTTACTGGGAAAAACAAAGATGGACACAAAGTGTCTATTTACTTTTTCACTGACGACACACAGCAGTTGGTTGTGAAAGAAACAACTCATCAAAACTACTGCAAGCCAGAGGAACCATCTAATGCGAATGAGTAAGCAACACTTTGATTTCATTGCAGAAAAGGTCGGCCCATTAGTGGGCTGGCCGAGCGATCTGCATGAGATAGCAGATCAACTGCAAGAGACAAACCCAAAATTCAATCGCGAGAAGTTCATCGCTCGAGCAACCAAAGCATGGGAGACTGCAAATGCAGACCGATTCGAAATCAAAGCAATCGATGACGAAATACCCTACTAGACACGTTTGCCCTGACTGTAATGGTCAGGGTGAAATCGAGATTGGATACTACAAATACGCATCATTCAACAGAGATGTTGGTGAAGAGTATGCAGCATGGCATAGGTGCGACCTATGCAATGGCGTAGGTTTGGTTGAAGAAGATCCAGAAGATCTTGACTAAGGATTGGGTTGCTGCAATTGTGCAGCGCATGAAATCATATCTTACCTTGCTCACAGAGAAGGCCGATGAATGCGGCCTCTCACTTCTCACTGCTTTCAAAGAAGCAGATATTCCAACATCAACATACTATAGGACTATAAATCAAACGACAGAACTTCGTCACGAAACATCAGCTAAGGTGATGAAAGCAATTGAAAAACTTCACACACTTCAACAAGCCCGTGCTTATTCCGAAGCACTACGAAAATCTGGTGCAAAGGTTAATAACCGCACGATCAGAGCGCGGTTTAAGTCAAGAAGTACTAGCTGATATCATCGGATGCACAGTGTCATTGATCCACAAGTGGGAAACCAACAAACGAATTCCTTCTGGATTCATGCTAATGTGTTGGCTTGATGCGCTCGACTACGAAATCGAAGTTAAGAAACGCTTGGATAAAGTGTGACCACTGCAACAAAAGCGTTGAACATTTTGTAGCCGTTTTATTATCTGATAATGCGCATACTTACATCTGCATCCCATGCTATGAGGCGCCAGAATGCCGAACAAAAATAAATCAAAAGGCACTTACCATGAAAAGTGGGTTGTCGAATGGCTCAAGAAACTCGGCATCCAAGTCAAGCGACAGCCTCTCTCAGGCGCGCTCGGCGGTGAATACAGAGGCGATATCGTCCTCAAACTCTTGGGACACAGACTGGTAGGCGAAGTTAAGTATCGCGACCTGTCTGGATTCCCAAGCCCTTTCTCTGTTTTAGATCAGAGAGACATTGCATTTTATAAAAGACGGAGCGGAACTCCGCAGATGGTTGTGGTTATGTCTGGAGAAACCTTTCAACAACTCATGGAGAAATCAAATGAGCGAATCACAGAGGATACAAATACTGACTCACTTGAAGAGTGGGATTACACTGACCCCTATTGATGCACTAAAACTGTTTGGATGTTTCAGATTATCGGCTCGCATTTATGAACTCAAAGATCAGGGCTGGCCGATCCATTGTGAAACCAAAGAACTGGAGAATGGCAAACGTGTTGGTCACTACAGCTTGGTACAAGATAAATTGTGGTGGCCTGTTCATCGCACTGAACACAAACAAACTGAACCAACACAGATAGGAGTAGCAGCATGAAGCTTTGGAGTATGAGCCGAGACATGATTCTCGACAAAGCAAAACAATATGTTACAACAGATCGCGCCAAAACACATGGCGATGCTGAGCGTAACTTTGATCAGATCGCAGAACTTTGGTCAGCCCGTCTTGGGTTTATAATTTCATCACATCAAGTTGCAATTATGATGATTGATCTCAAGACAGTAAGGGCATGGAACAATCCACGTCACGCTGACAATTGGATTGATATCGCTGGCTATGCTGCCTGCGGAGGAGAGATGACAATTGAAGCAGAGATTGATCCCCTATGATCTTCTCGCTGACATTGCCTTAACTTACATCCCAAACCCAATAGCTAAGATCGTCCTGCTAGAGATCGCACGTTACAGTAACTCAAGCGGTGAATGTTTTCCATCTAGAGAAACACTCTCTGATGGTAGCGGTATTGCTGTGCGTACAGTGGTAAGGGCGATACAATGGCTGGAGAAAGAAGGATTGATTCGGGTCAGGCATCGTCACGGAACGTCCAATTTCTACATCATCATCAGTATGGAGGAAGAGATGACTGAAGATACCCGTGCCAATTTGGCACACGAAGGTGTTATATACTTAGATACTAAGAAGAAGAAGGAGAATACATCTTATCGTGCCAATCTGGCACGACCTATGGATACCCCACTGTTCCTTGCTTTCTGGCAGGCATACCCTCGCCGCATCGGTAAGGGTGCAGCCCGCATTGCGTTTGCCAGATCTCTTAGCTTTGCTGATGGCAATGCAATTGTTCAAGCAGCAATCGCTTATGCAGCACACTGCACTGAGATGAAGATCGAACAAAAATTCATCCCGCATCCCACAACATGGTTAAATACTGAGCGGTGGGAAGATGACCTTGCGACAGAGGAAACTAGGCCAACATCAGGGTGGAGTAATGTTGAACTATGATGAACGGATTGCTCGCATCAAGACTTGGTTTCAATCGGACATAACCATCCGATTCAATATGCCTCGTGATGTCGATGCAAAAGTTGCGGCAATGGATGTGATTGATGCAATCAACAGCAACCTTCCATCGCCCCTTACAAGTGAGCGGATCGGAAACCTCTTGGCCTCAATCACCAAAGAGGTTTCACGATCCGCCAAAAGCCGAACGCTTCCAACAGCAAAGGAGTTTGTCGATGCAGTCAGAACATTGACGCAGAGTGGGCAAATATCAACGCACAGCGCGTCTAACAATAGCTGGCGCATAGACCCACTCATGGCTGCAGTTAAGCGCGTAAAGGCTGGCGAATCGATACCTGAGTCTTGGCTAAAAGGAGGTAAACGACAACAGCTTTTATGTCATGTAAATGAAAGTGATCTTGAACCGTATGATGTTTACATAGCTGCGCATAAGCAGTAACATACCAACAAACAAACACTGGAGGACAATATGGAACGAAAAGGTTTCATCGGTGGATCTGACTGCGTAAAAATTATGCAGGGAGAATGGCTTGAACTATGGCAGATCAAGACTGGGCGTATTGAATCAGACGATCTGTCTGACAACATTGCGGTTCAGCTTGGCGTTCACACTGAAGGTTTTAACTTAGGCTGGTTTGAGAAACAACGAGATTGCTTGTTGAGCAGTCATCAGAAAACAATCTTCAGTGAGATTGGCATTGTGCCAGCCAAAGGCATGGTCGATGCAATGTGGCAAAACTCTATTGTTGAGGCCAAGCATACCAATGCAATGAGCAACATGGATACAATCATTGAACGGTATATGCCGCAGCTTCAACTGTATTGTGAGTTAGCAGAATCGGATGGCGCATATCTGTCTGTGATCTTTGGCAACAACAGATGGGAATCGGTCTATGTCCGCCGAAACAAAGAGTATTTCAATTCTATGTGGGCAGTGGTGTCGGACTTCTGGGGTTACGTTCTTCGGGATGAAGAGCCTGTTGGTGTCGATACGCCGAAAATCAGTCTCGATAAGATTGAGGTGGACAACATGGTCAGAAGGGATGCCAGTACAGATAACGAGTTCATCTCCTACGCCCACGAATACAAACAAAACAAAGCCGCCGCTAAGACTTTTGAAACAGCCAAGGCAAACCTAAAGCAGATGGTCGCTGAGAATGAACGTGAAGTTTACTGCGATCTTCTAACAATCAAACGATCCAAGAGTGGATCATTGCTGTTCACGGAAAGGTGATATCATGGACGATAAGAATATGGAATTGTGGAATGCAGTTTGCAAATCAGATCCACGATATCTAAAGCAAGTTGCACTCGGCGCTCGTAAGTTTACAGCCATTGATCCACAGTATCAGGTCATGTCTGCGACTAAAGCTTTTGGTGTTGTTGGTGTTGATTGGGGATGGAGTGCTAAGACAGAGTTTGTCAATGTATCGAATGGCGACACTGCTGTTGTGTCATATGTTGAGGTGTGGACAGGCCATCAAACCAATGTCTTTGGGCCATTCGCTGGATGCCGTAAGTTCTTTGACTCAGTTAAAGTTCGAATGAACGAAGACGCACCAAAGATGTCTATCACTGATGCGTTGACCAAGTGTCTATCTCATCTTGGATTCAATGCTGATGTATTCCTTGGTGAGTATGACGGTAACAAGTACACAGCCGATACAAAATCCAACGATTCCAAGGGAGATGGTTGGTAAGATCTTCATGTCAGCGCAGGACTCTTGCTGGAGTGTTTCGGTAAGGAAGTGAAGCGGAGGCCTAGCCCGTCTGCGTCTAGGAGCAAATCATAGAGGAGCCAAAAGCATGGCAGAATACGACAACACAGACAAAGGCGCAGCGTTCAAACCATTTGATACGCAAAAACTTATCTTGCAAGGCAAGATCAATGATGAAGGAACTGAACGCAAGATTGTTCTCATCAAAGACGCAACCAAGTCAGGCAAGCAGATCATTGAGATTTATGAGAAAGCTGGAACTCTTTTTGTAAATGAAAAGAAAGAGTCTGAGAATGCGCCCGACTACACTGGGCCCATCAAAAGCTTTGTCAGTGATCGTCGAATGGCAGCGTGGAAACGTGTAAAAGATGGCAATCCATACATGACACTTGCCATTTCCGATGCCCGACAGAAAGAAGAAACTGCTGAAGAAAGCAAAACATCTGTTGCAGAAGACGACATTCCGTGGTGATATAGGGCGTTCTCCCTGTGAAACTTTGGTCAAGGTTAATTCCTTGACCATTTTTAATTGGAGGCATTTATGACAGAAGAAGATTATGCAAAGTTGCTTGCGCTAAGCGCTAAGCGAACAAACATTGCAATAGAATATAATAGACGAGCAATTGAAGAAAAGCCTTTGCTTCGACAGCTTGTTAAGCCTTTCTGTGAAGTCAGAAAAGAAAACAATCATGATATCAAAGTATTTCTAAAAGAGTTTGCCAATCTTTCTGAAATAAGCATTGATGTTTTGTTAGGCAGAAATCGAAACGCAATAGTGTCTGATGCGAGGAACGTCATGTTCTATGTAATGCACAAGCACATGGGTTTTAGCACCCCGCAAATTGCTAGAATTTTCCAAAGAGATGTTAGTACAATTCAAACTGGTAAAGCCAGAGGCAAAGAGATCATTGATTACAACAAGTTTCTTGTTCAATTAATTGATGAAGTGCTTAACAAATCAAAAATAGAGGACAGACCATGACTAACGCAATACAGAATGCAGCAGAAGACATTACTTTGTTAGCTACATTGCGCCGCATCAAACGCAAAGCAGACATTATGGTAATGGATGCACCGCGCGGCACATTAGCAGAACAAAATGCAATTGAATTGCAGCTACTGGCAGGCATCGCCCTGCGCTGTATCGAGGAGAAAACAGAATGAAACGAAACGTATATACCAATGTCGCCCCGTTTGGCCTTTGCACCCCCAATGAGCAAGCAGAGTTCCGCACCATGCGTGACGCTGGCTACAGGATCATCATGTACGAGATGGATGGCGAGTGGGTTGACGTAAACTCCCGTAGCTTCGGGCTTTCCAAGGTCTACCGAGTGAAACGAGAGGAAACAAAATGACACAAGACAGCCACAAGAAGAAGCGCCGCAAGTACATGGCGGTGATGGACGATAAACAAAAAATACCAGAACTAATTGCTGATTTAGACACCAGCACAACGCTGACGATTGAGGAGGCAATTAAAAAACTGCGTAGCATGGACGGAAATCATGACGGGCTTGGTGGTGTTAACTTTTTTGGAGAGACAGCATACCTGCTGGAGGGGCTGTATCTAACTGGCCTTGCGGCATACGCCCGCGAGGCAGAAACGCAGGCGCGGCACGACAAAAAAATTGATGATCTAGAAGCCAAGCTGGCAAAAATCAAAGGAGAGACAAAATGAGTATCCCGACTTGGACTATACTTGCCCTATCGCTGGGCGGGCCATTAGAAAGCGAGCCGCCGGGCGCGGCGCTGATTTTCCCGTCATACGCAGAATGCAGCGCGCAGATCAACACGCTGCGTGACGTGTTTGAGGCACAGGGGCTGGACGTTATCGGAGTGCATTGCGTCAGTACAGGCGCACCCAGCGTGTCGCCCTTCCCGAAAGCGCGGCCTAAATGAGAGTAAGCAAACAAAAGATGCCAGAGGGCAAGGCAGCGAGCGACAAACAAAGCATGTATGCCATCAGAGACGCGATCAGCGGCCCGCGCAGGACGGTCAACGTGCCAGTGATTTCAACGCATACACTGGAGTTTCGTACTATGCCCGTCACGCTAAGGCGCGCGCCGTGGGAGGTGGGAAAATGATCATCAACGGCTCAGACCTCCTACAGCGCGCCCCGATCAAGGGCATGATCAACTGCGATTTTAATTAACGTCATCGTACTCATAGCGAAACTTTTATGCGGCTAATCTCGCCCCGCTGTTTGTGAAACGTAATGGCCTGCATCTGCGATTGCGACCCGTATGCGTTAGACGCCGCGTGTGCGTCGCGCGATGTCACAGGCCGCAATTGTTCTAGCTGAACCCCGCCGATGTCTTGCATTTTAGCATGGTGCAGGTGGCCTATAAAGTAAAAACGAAATTTTGTCCTGCCCCACATTTCTGGCCACTCGCTCGCCAAGTGCATCACGAGGCGCTCCGCCTTGGCCTTGTCGCCGTGGTGCGCGGCCAGCAGACACAAGCCAAATTCCATGATAAAAAAATCGCCCGAGTTTTTCTGCACCTCTATGCGCGGGTTTTCCCTGTACCGCTGGATCATCCCCATCCTGACGGCAACGTATGCGTCTCGGTCGTGGTTGCCTTTGATTATAGATACCAAAACCGCGTTATGCTTAGTGGCGGCCAGTTCTATGGCCGCCGCCAGCGCATCCACGGCAGCCTCTATCGTCTGGTCAATTCTGGTATCCACGTCTAGAGCGTGGCCGCTCTGCGTCATGTTTGTGTTGTCGTTGTGGTGAAGAAAATCACCGCCCACGAGAATCACACCAAATTTTGATGACGGCGCTGACGCAATGCAGTTTGTGATCCCGCGCACCAATCGCCGCGCGGCGATCTCGGTATTGTACGCCTCGCCCGTCTCGTTCTTGTTTGCCCGCATCCCCAGATGCACGTCAAAAATGGGGTACACCGTCAGCAAATCCTCGTCGTGGGTTTCGTCCTTCTGAATTTCTGGGATGGCCTTCACGCCGTCCATTGCCTCGCGGACGCGCTCAATCGTGTCCTGCACTAAATCGTCCTTTGGTAGCTTAA